ACATACCAATTTTGTCCTTGTATTGTTGATCTAGCCCATGATTTGTCTACTTGAAAAGTTGTGTCTATAGTTCTTTCTGAACCATTACCTGTGTATTGTAACGTACCAAATAATTTCTGTGGATAATCGTCCGAAGTTTCAGAAGGATTTATTTCATCTGCTACTGGTAAATTGCCAGCACATAATGCTTTATAATCACCAGGATCATATTTAAAATTACCATATCCTGTAACATCTGCATTTCCACCTGCTGTAACATTTCCAGCAAAAGTTCCCTCTTGTCCAAAATTTAATACAGAGTCAGCACCATAACTACCAAAACTTACAAAGTGTGGTAACAGAGGTACATTATTAGTCCAAGCATAATTTGGATTTGTACCATTTTGAGGATTACCAGAATTTGTAAATACTCCATCTTTAGCATACCAAAGTTTTCTTGCATCCATATCTACAAATACACCACATACAGTATTATCTGCATAAGCACTTACACCTGTAAAATCTGTAGTTATACTTCCTACATAAGTTTCATTTTTTTCACTACCTCCAGTACCTAAATTTATACTTAAATCTCTTTGACTAACTCCCATTGTTGCACTTTGACTGTATGTAGTAGCAGTTAAACCTATAAATGGATAATTATCTCCAGAGTTAGGAGCATTAATAAAACATTCAAAATACCATTTACCACTAGAAGGAGGTAAAGCAAAATTAGCTAGTGAACCAGATATATCTGAACCACTAAAAGAATCCATCATTAGATTGCCTTCACCTAAAACTGGATTACTACCATTACTTAAAGGATTCATAGTAGCAAAATTACCACCATTAGAATCAGAGTTGAAGGTTGGAGAGTCTAGCATTTGATCGTGTGTTGCTAAATTTGCAGCAGTAAAATCATTATTATTACCAGATGAATCATTTCCTAAATCAGAACTTGATTCAAATTTAAGATAGTAACCATTATTACCAAAGGTTAATCCACTTGGATCTTTAGGAATCCACACACCATTTTTTGTTTCACCAAAAGAATCTGGACCATAGCTTTGTCCATCACAAAATACTATTTCTGCCATTTGTAAATCAGCACCTTCAGTACCATGTCCTTTACCTGATAGACCACCAAAGGCTTGAACAACACCACTTTCATTTATAAAATCCCAATCTTCATCTTGAGATATAGCAGATTGAACTGTTGCACTAGAGTATGAAGGTTCTACACCATTAACATATAATCTTAATCTATTACTAGCAGATGCTTGTGTACTGTCAAATCTCATCACGTGGTGATACCATGCTGACGTATCACGATATACAGCATCTGTTATTAAACGAGTATCCCCATAAGTTCCACCAGTAAATTCTGCTTGAAAGTTATTATTTTTAAATCCCCAAAATACATAAGTACCTCCACCAGTACCAGTTACAAATATATTAAGTTTTCCACTATCAGTTTCATTATCATATCTTTTAACCCAGTAACTCATAGTAAATGTTGTACCACTTGTAGGAGTACCTGCTGTAAATTTTAAAGTACCATCTTGAGAATCACTATTTCTGACAGAGTTAGCTATTTGATGGCTATAAAAATCACCACCACCTGCACTTGCTGCTGCTGCTGCAGCTCCCATTAAATTATTTTGAAATACACCCATTATGCATACGCCTGTGAAATTATCATTTGAATATCTCCACCTACTCCATCACTTGAAGCAGAAACTATTATGTAATCTAATCTATCTACAGCACCATTAGCTGTTGACATGGTTGGATCTGTACCACCTATAAACTTAAAGTCTGCGTGATAAGCCATTGTACCACTTCCTCCACTTTGTGTCAAGAAAATACTTCCTGTTTGTCCATCACGACAACCAATAGGTTGAGCTAAAGTATGAGCTGCTGTAACTGTTGTACTAAAGTTTTGACATGTACCAAAGTTTAATGATACAGATGTTACACCATTAATAGCTGTTGCACATACAACTGCTGCAGCACTTTTAGTTAATTGTAATTGACCTTCTAAACTTGTATTACCTGAAACTCTAACTGTTCCTAAGAAACCAGAGTTACCAGTTATTGTTGTAGTACCTGTTATTTTAGCAGTACCTACTAATTGTGTATTACCACTTACACAAACATCTCCATCAAATTCTGCCTTACCACCAACAACTAATATACCTTCTAATGAAGTATTCGTTGATACTCTAAATGTACCTCCTACACCTAGATTACCAGTTATAGTTGTATTGCCTGTTATAGTTGCTGTTCCACCTACAGTTAAATTTCCTACAAGAGTTGTATTTCCAGATACACAAACGTCATCATCAAACTCTGCTTTTCCAGCAACTGTTAATGTAGATGCCAAATTTACTGCACCACCAACAGATAAAGCTCCACCTATTGAGGCAGCTCCAGCAACTGTTGCCGTACCTCCTACATTTATATTACCTGATACAGATGCATTACCTGCAACATCTAATGTGCTACCAAGAGATACAGCACCTGTAATAGTTGTTGTGCCTCCTACAGCAAGATTACCTACTAATACTGTATTACCTGATACACAAACAGCACCATCAAATTCAGCTTTACCTGCTACAACAAGAGTACTTCCGATACTTACTGCATCTTTTAAATGAGCTTCTCCTGCAACAGTTAATGTTGAATTAAGTTGTACAGCACCTGCTATTGTAGTATGACCTCCAATATTCATATCACCAGAAACTGATACATCTCCATCAAATGTTCCATTACCTATAACTGTAACTGTACCACCTACATAAAGATTACCACCGACAGTTGCATTATTAACTGATATATTTCCTTCTACTGAAGCAGTTATACCTGTTAAATTAGAACCATCTCCATAAAAAGCACTAGCACATACTTTAGCATTAGCAGCTTGTACGTTTGCTCCTGCTATTGTAACAGTTCCACCAACTACTAATCCACCTGATACCGATACATCATCTTCAAATTCTGCTTTGCCTGTTGTATTTAAAGTACCCCCTACAGATGTATTACCTGTAATATCTAAAGTACTTCCTAAACTTACAGCACCTGCTATCGTTACGTGACCACCAACATTTATATCACCTGATACAGATACATCACCATCATATGTTGCATTACCTACAACTGTAAGAGTACTTCCTACATAAAGTGTTCCACCTACTGTAGCATTATTAACTGATATATCACCACCAACTGACATTGTAACACCAGTTAAATTTGAACCATCTCCAAAGAATGCTGATGCACATACTTTAGAACTAACATGCACATCACCTTTTACAGTTACATTACCTCCAAGACTTACATTACCTGCAACATCTAATGTGCCACCTACAGAAGCATTACCTGAAACTCTAACAGCTCCTAAAAATCCTGCTGTGCCTGATACTGTAGCAGTACTTAATAAATTAACTGCACCACCAATAGATGTTGCACCTGCTATCGAAGCTGTTGATTGTAAATGTGTAGCTCCAACAACTGTAACAGTACTTGCAAAACTACCAGCACCTGCTGCATGAAAAGCTCCACTTACAGTCGCAGTAGATTTAAATAATGCTGCTCCACCAACTGTTAATGTACCACCAATTGTTACTGTATTAGCTACAACTAAACTTGATACTGATATGTCACCACCAATAGACATGGTAACACCTGTTAAGTTAGAACCATCCCCAAAATATGAAGAGGCACAAACTTTATCAGTAACTTGTAAACCACCTGACACAGATGCATTACCATCTACACCAAAAGTACCTGCAATTTTAACAGCACTTGTAGCAACTTTAATTGCTGTATTAGTACCATCACCTGTTTGTATATTTGTTAAAGATGCATCAACACCTGTATTACCAGATGTATCTATTTGTAATAATTTTTTATATGTAGCATTAATTAAGCTGTTTGATAAATCACTCATACTGTATCCCACTTTCTATTATCTGGATCTGGTACATCATTCCATGTAATATTAGCCAATGCCCAAATTAAATTTCTACCACCATCATCAGGTCTTGGATTTTGAATTGCAGGGTTATCTCTTACATTTGGAACTTTATTTTGTGGATGATTTTTAAGATCAAATGCACCATCAAAACATGTTGGACAATTAAGCATTCCGTAACTATTTAATTTCATTACTCTATGTGGATATACAAAACTGCATGAATCGCACATAGCTTTTGCATTTTTATTACTTGCCACTATACATACCTATATCTTGGTTTAATAAGTAAACTTGCTCTTTCTCTATCTTCATCTAAAGCACGAGCTAATTTTTCTTCATAATTTGCTTTTAACATAGCTATACGATCCATTGGTATACCACTTCTTTTCATAGATAAATAATAAGATAATCCACATGTTAATGCTGGCAAAAATCTTACAGGTGAATCTGCATTTTGATCAGCAGATTTATTTACATCTTCTACTTGACGTATAGCTTCTATTTGTAAAGTATCTGTTGTATTATCAGGAAGGGGCCACACATAAATTTTTGGATTAGCTAAATCTCTTTTAACAGTAAATTGTGTTGGTCTGCCTGTTTGTGTTTTATTTGGTATATTTAAATATTCTTCAAAAGATATTCTTTGTAATTCAATATCTGTTGAATCTCTTCTTAAATTAATTTGTAAAGCATCTGTTGTAGAACTTGAAAGATCGTATGTTCCTAAACTTGTTGATACAGTTACAGCAGTTGTATATGTTTTCCATAATAAAATCCCTCTGTTTTGCCAATCGTTTAACATTAAGTTAAGTGATCTTCTAGCAGATTGAGGTGTATGTCCAAGAGTTTGTTCACCACCAATCATCTCAGTAGCTTCTTGAATTACTTCATCTATATCTAAATTAAAATTATATGTACCTGATGTTGCCATTATGTTTTAACCTTATGAACTTTTTGTATTAAAAAAGAAGCTGTTAAAGATGCTCCTTTATGAGGTTTATAACCACCAGTTGGATTTTTCATTAACTTAAATTCTTTACCTTTTTTCATCCAATGAAAACCTTTAGGTGCAGCTACTTTTTTTGTTGCCATTATATTATCCTTTAATCATACATAGATGCAACTAAAAGAGAACCACCATGTTTAGCAGCAAATGTTTTTACATTTGTGGGTTTACCTTCTACACCTTGTTTCTTTGATCGTTTTCTTTGTACTGCTGATTTTCGTTGTGATGCTGTCATACGTTGAGCTTTTGCTTTAGGCACACATTTAGGATATTTACGTTTAGAACCTTTAGCTTTTTTTCTACCACAAGGTTGAAACTTACCATCTTTCTTAGGAGCTCCTATATCTACCCATTCTTCATTGACCCATTTTTTTAATGCACCACCTTCTTTTGCTTTTACTTTTCCTTTACAAACTTTTGATGCATACATATTAGCATATGCTGATGGATATACATCAAACTTTCTTTTAGCTGCAGCTTTACCTTTTGGACATAATTTAGCCATTTAACATTTCCACCTTCTACGTGCTTGTCGTAATCTTGAGTTAGGGTTTTTAGCTGCTTTAGGAAACTTCTTCATTTGTCCTGCAGATCTTGCACAGTAACTCTTTCTCCTATTAGCATCTTTACTACCTGGTTTAACTTTGCCTGTTACAGCAGTTTGTAAGTTACTACCAGGATTTTGTGCTCTATATCTTTTAACACCTGCTGTAGTCATACCAGCACCAGCTTTAGTAGGTCGTTTACCTCCACTACTAATAGTAATACCTTTCATATTACTTTGTTTACGTTTAGTTTTAGGTCCTGTACCTCTACCCATTATTTTTTAACTAAGCTCCCACCAAAATATAAACCAATTATTGCTGACATTAAATGTGTATCAAGAGGTGTAATAACTACACCATTAAATAATCTATCCATATAGACTTCTTGTTTATCTATTAAGAACCAGAAGCCACCTTTAAATTCTGTCCATGTAAGAACAACACCAACATCTGTAAAGACAGGAACAAGTTTAGGATATGCAATAATAAAGAAGACTGCAGTTAATGCAATAATCCTTCTTGTCCATTGAAATCCTTTATTGTCAAACTCTCTAGCTTTACCAACTTCTGCCATTTGAAATTTATCTCTAGCAAGAAGCATCTTTTGTTGGTCTTGTTTATTTTTAGTTGCCTGACTCCACATTGACATGACTCCACCTAAAAGGCTAGAGCCAAGCATTGTGATCATTTCAACTGGTAAACCACCTAACATATATTACTCTTTTCGTAAACTTTTTAAAAAATTTATAATCTTATTTAATATTTTATTTCTCATTTTTTAATCTTTCCACCATACATTTTTTGTACTAAGTTTTGACCTGAGTTATCTACTTTGTAAACTTTACCACCATTTTTAGCAAAACCCATTTTGTTTCTAACTTTAGTTGGTAACTTTTTTAATCCAGGATTATTAGGTTCTTTTAACATTACTTTACTCCAATAACAGGTGAGGTTTTAATACCACCTATATCAAAAGATTCTCCTTGAGGATAGTCTGCATCAGATACAGCTTCAATAGGTCCTTTAACTTGTGGTCCTTTACGAGCTGCACCAAAGCCTTGACCTGTAGGTTTACCACTTGTTACGCTAGAATCTTTAGGTTCTAAACTAGATGGAAATCTACCTTGTCCTCCAGTAATAAAATCTTTACTCATTTTTTTCTCCCTTTAGTTTTTTTCTTTTTCTTTTTAG